TAACATGCCTATAGGCGCTTCGTCAATATTTGGCTCAATTATAGCAAATTCATTAATTTTCATGTGGTCTTCTCCTAAATGTATTTATATGATCGGCAATCTAGCCGTCAAAAACCAAATAGCACAGTTTAATCACACTAACTACAACTCTAAATAATCTTACTATGATAACAATGTATAGAATATATGATCATACCTCACGCAACACACTTGCTAACGGTATTCCCTCGCTAGAACAAGCACAAGAAGTATTACACTTTTTAAAACTTTCTGATCCGGCAAATGAGATTGAAATTGAAGAATATAAAACAAGCCAAGTCAAATCAGGCTTTGGACGCGATCCCGATCTACACTAGACCAAAAGACGATTTACAAGATACTAAATGGTTCGAACATCATTATGTTAATGATCCATGTGACGATGTTGTGCATTGGTTTAAGTGTGAAACTATTAAGAAGTGAACTACGTTCACTTGTGTTTTTCGCTATCGCTCAAACACGATTATTTAAAAGTAGATTAATTAATTACGAAGTAATTGTTAGCATCATGTAGATTGTTTCAGTCAGACGGAACCTACACAGTGGTTCCATCTAATCTTGAACATCATGTGAGTTCGTCACAGCCAAGACTTGGAAATAGGTTATTTGTTTATACACATAGTTCAATGGGCTCTGACCTTTCCCAACCTACGTCGACATCGCTTACGCTACCTCTCGCTTCGTTCCTATTGCTAAAGAGTTTTTATGAACTGTGTTGTGTTTTTCGATTGACAGCATTCAATCTCCGTTAACCAGTGAGCCCAATTGGTTTGATGGCTTACCTCACAGTGGTGGTCGATCAACGTATACGAGTGTCCTTATCACGGGACCTTTTACTCAGCAGTATTATAATCTGGCCTGCTAACCTTGTGTGCTGTTTGTATTGCCTATGTTGCCTAGTGCTTCTTTAAGAATTTTTGAACTGCCTACTCTAACATTAATGATTCCGTTATAGTATTCGTCTGTTTCTAACACACGTCTTTCAAATTGTTCTCGAGCCTCTAGGTAACTCATTAAGCCTCTGCTGTTGCAATAATAAAGTATTTCTCTTGTGAAATTTTTTGGGCCTAGTTCTTGTACGTCAGCATTCAAATGATCTGAAGATCCCCAATAGTCTCTCCAGTCTGATTCTACTTTGCTTCTACGTTTATTTTTTTTGCCTTTAAGTGGTGGGCGTGTTTTTTTAAATTTTGCTAGTTTTTTGCCTACATACTTGCGATTATTAGTAGTGTTCGTAATCAGGTATACAAAACCTTCACAGTCTTGTGGAAGATCTTCTATTTTTTTGCCCTGATAAGTCCACTCCATGCAGATACTTACCTGCGCCTATAATTCTGGATCTTGATTCTGGCTTTCCTGCTTGTTTGCCTTCTTTATAACTTTAAGTGCCTTACGTTTTGCCTGTATTTCGTTGCGTCTTTCTGTCGCTAGTTTTCTAATATCACTAAGAATAGATCGTGCCTTTCGGCCGGTTTCATCGAAGCCTTTTGCTTCAAATCTTTCTTGCGTGTTATAGTAGTCCATCATTGCTTGAACAAGCAACTCATGGGTAGTCCTAGGCATTCACAGTCTCCGTATCATTACTATAAGAAGTGAACCCGTTATCCTTAATTACCTTCAATATGTTATTCACACGTGAAGATAGTTCATCTTTGTGCGAAATCAAATAAATGTTTTTATTGCGTTCTCTACTCATCTTTTTAAGTACACTCAACGCACTTTCAACACCAGCGGCATCAAGTCCATTATCAACAAGTTCGTCAATAAACAGTAGATTAATACTCTGATATAAACTTTCCCAAACATCTCTAAATGCCCAACTCATAGATAATATGAGTCTATTTCGTTCTCCTCTACTGAGGTTATCAAAGTCCAAGTCACGCCCAAGTTCTGTAATTTCAACTGTTAAATCGTTCTGAAATACAACTTGATGTGGTAATCCTGTTTTATCTAAATATAATTGTAAACGTTTGTTTAGGAATGCTAGGTTCTGATCAATAATACGTTTACGAATAAATGAATCTTTACTTGTAAGTAGTTTGTACAAGAAGTCCATATGCTCTTTCATTTCTGTTAGAGCATTTATACTATCCCAATTAATTTGTTGCAGTGCTTGATCACGTAATTCATCCATTTGTTCTGTGTATGGATTTACTTCTGCATCTTTTTCTACTTTACGTTCTTCTAAACTTGCTAGGTTATTTTTATGATTATATGCTTCTTCGCTACTATCATAAAATGTTTTAGGACATCCTTTTAAATCTCCTATAGCATCTAATTTTTCTTGCACTTCGTTTAATTGTAATGTAATACCGTCGATGTATGTTTGACTTTCAGTTACATCATTTTGCTTTTCAGCAAGAATTTTTTCATGTGCTTCGTCGTGCAGTTCTTGTCCGCATGTAAAACATTTTTTATTAGCAATGTCTTTTAGTTCTGTTTCATATTTAGAATGTGTGCGATCAGCACGTAACATACTACTTTCTAAACTTGCTTTTTCTTTGTTAAGATTTGCTTGTTCTGTATCTTGTACTAACCATTCTTTCTTATCTTTGTGTGATTGAATCTCTGCTTCAATATCAACAGTAATTAATTGACTAATTGCTTTTGTTGTTCTAGCAATTTCTTCTGCTTGGTTTGCGTCCCATGCTTTAGATTTAATTTCTAAATTATCAATTGATTCTTGAACTTTTTGATTTGCTGTTTCGATACCTTTAATTGTTGCATCTTCTTCAGCAATAGCATCACGTATTCTTTTTTGTTCTTCTTTAAGACGTTCTGCTTTTTCAGATAAGATAGTGATGCCTAACAACTGCTCAATAATTTCTCTTTGATCATTGGCTTTGAGTGAAAGGAAAGGCTCTGTATATGTGTTAAGCGCCACTAAATGTTTGAACATTGTATGACTCATGTTCAATAACTTTGCAATATCTTCTTGTGTTTTACGACTATCACCTTGTGATTCATCAATATCATCTGCTGTGACGTCGACATTCTCTTTGTAAAATTTAAGAATGTTAGGCTTACGCCCTCGTTCAATTCTATAGTTTTGTCCGTTAGTTTCAAACTCAACAGTAACTAACATACCTTTGCCGTTAGTTTTGTTAATTAAGTTTTCTTTACGAATGTTTGTTAGTGCATTGCCATATAATGCATAACTTAATGCATTGATAATAGTAGTTTTACCTGTACCATTACGTGAACCTGCATCATCTCCTCCTAAATCTAAGTTTTCACCTAGTACAAGAGTAAGTAAATTTTTATCAAAGTCAACTGCTTGAGTTTGATTACCTACACTCATAAAGTTTTTTACTGTTAAGGTTTTAATTTTAAACATTACAATCCTCTATAGATATCTAACAACAAGTTTGGTTTGTATGTTTCTGTATCTAACTTCGTTATTTGATCGGTTACAATTTGGTCTACTGATTCAAAATCAATTTCACCAGGTTCCATTTTATTCATTTCGTCGTCTACGTTAGCATCAGGCAACAAACTTATTTCTCTTACATCATATTGTGCAGAAAAATTTTCTTTAATAAAGTTTGCTTCTTCGTAACTAATATCAATATCAAGTGTTACACGTAGATATAAATTTTTAGGAGCAAGTATTTCTTCTGTTTTGTCTAATAACCTGCTTAATGGAATAGTTCTATATTTAGGACAATCCTTCCAGTCGATGAACTCGGGCTCACCTCCCCATTCTAACGTCATCATACCACGTTCATCATCCCATGCATCGGCGTAATTGTGTGGAAAGGCATTACCGATGTAATAGATATTTTTACGTTGTTGACGTTTGTGGAAGTGGCCCGTGAACACCATTTCTTGATTAGCAAAGTCGTCTGCTTTGATTTCGCCTGTGTCGGGCATTTCAACCATTGCATTCATTTTAAAATTAGGAAGTTCAAAGTGTCCAAACATATATCGACACTTCATTTTTGAAACTTGTTTCCATTCTTCTCCTACTAACCAAGGAACCAAAGCAACATCATCAATTACTTGTGGTTCTGTAATCACAGTAACACCTGGTACGTGTTTACCAAATACTACACTGTGAATATCTCTTTTGTCTTTATAATATAAATCGTGATTGCCAGGAAAAAAGTAAAACTTATCAAATGCTTTACCTAATTTTTCTAGTGATCGCAAACTAGCATCCATAGTGGTTAAATTTAACGCACTTCTGTTGTGATGCCAATCTCCTGTAAAGATTCCTACATCACAGCCGTTTGCTTTGGCTTGTTCAATATACCAATCTACAAACCTTTCGCAATCATCGTTGTGAATTTTGCTGTTTGATTTTAGACCAAAGTGAATGTCTGTAAACACCGCGGCCTTTTTAAATAATTGTGTCATGCCTTCCCTTATACTATTGTTATTACATTATACGTGAAACCTTATAGGTTTGTCAACCTTAATAGTCTGCTTTTGGACGTCTAATGCTTTTATAGAATTCTGCAAGTTTTTCTTTATCTTCTTTAAACACATTTTCATTTTGTCTAGTAAATGAAGGATTAAGATTATTTTCTTGTAGAATGTCATCTCTAATATTTTGATTTTTCTTTTCTATGTTTAACACTCTTGTAAAACTGTTTGTAACTGCGGCAGTATAATATGCAAAAGGATTTTCACTTTTACTTTCGTCAAACTGTAAACCTATTTGTGAAAGTTGTAATACAGCCTGAGCCCTCATTTCATCGTTATATGTATAGCCACGCCAGTTAGATCGAGTACCGTATCTGTCAGCAAGTTTTAAAAACATTCTTCCTAGTTCTTCAGTAACACGACCATGTCCTTTACTAAAACTTCCGTTTTGCATACCACCTTCCCAGTGGCTTTTGCCTACACAAACTAGATTATCATTTTCATCAAATCTCCAATGTTGGAATGGAGGAAAATTACAGCGTTCATGCTCGTCTGCAATAGTTTTAGTTTTACGTTTTCTACCTGGTGCTTTTGGAATATGATCAAATGTCATAATTCTAAATACCAACGATGTTTTTTCAATTTTACGCCAATCAGGTGTAACTTGTGCAAGTTTAGTCTTTTTGTCACCTGACATTCTAGCCGCTTCATATGCCGCTTTTCCAATCCTATCAGCCTGATTTCTTTTTGCTTCTGCTATTGTAAGTCTATTAACTTTTTCTAAACTTGGTAAAATGATATCAAATCTGTGGTAATCGTCGTCAGTATACGAACTAAAACTGTTTTTGCTTATATGGATCTGTTTAAGTAGATCTCTATTGTTTAAATATTTTACTTTTCTCATAAGATTCTCCGTATGTAACTTCTATTATAAACTACGTAGTTAATAAATGCAATAAATATTATTACCAAAAGGAGCCAAAATAATATGAATGACAAATTAACTAATGTGGGCGGTAAACTAGTTGACAACCTTATAGGTGCATCTGGCTTAGGCGGAAAACTAAAACGATTACAATCGTTGCTTGGAGATGAAGGTCCTAAACAAGGATCAGAACCACCAGTACAAACAATTTCATTCACAGGTGATAAGTTTGGCGAAGATCCTAGAATCAAAATTAAAGTCCCCAATAGTTATTTAGGTGGACCAGCAAAACATATAGCAGACACAAAAGATGGAGGAATAGTATTTCCTTATACTCCACAAATTGTTGTACAAACCAGAGCCAATTATAATAATTTAAATCCCACACATAGTAATTATACGTATTATGCTTACCAGAACTCGGCTCTGGACGCAATTTCAATTGTTGGAACATTTACAGCACAAAATCCAGATGATGCAAAATATATGCTAGGAGCAATACATGCATTGAGAGCAGTTACTAAAATGAACTTTGGTGGAGGACAAGATGCAGGTGCACCACCGCCGGTTTGTAGATTAAGCGGATATGGTGAATATCAATTTAACAATTTGCCAATTGTTATTTCAAGTTTCTTTTATACTCTTAATGAAGATGTTGATTATATCTCAGTTGGAGTACAAGGTCAAGCAACTGCGGTACCAACTAGAGCAGAATTTACTATTGAATGTTTACCTGCATTTTCAAGAAGAGACCAAGCACAGTTTAGTATTAAAAAGTTTATAAACGGTGATCTTACAATTAACAAAGGAATGTTATAATGCCAAGATATTCAAATTCAAGTTTATATGCTACAACTAGACAAAACAGTCTTGGTTTAGACATTCTTAACTATAGACAAATTCCAGCCAAACTAGGTGACAAATTATATGAACTTAAACCTCAATATAATTATCGTCCTGATTTATTAGCAAGTGATTTATTTGACGATCCTGATTTATGGTGGGTATTTAAATCAAGAAACCCTGAAGTCTTAGATGATCCTGTTTTTGATTTTGTTGCCGGAGTTAACATTTATATTCCAACAATAGATGTAATTAGGAGCACAATCGGAAATTAGTAATGGCAGATAATGTAAACGAAACAAGTAACATTGAACGAGTTGACAACAGCGATCCGTTTGAAAATTCAAGTAAAATGCCTGCATGGGAACTTGCCTATATCAGACAAGAATACCAAATATACGATGGGCCGTATAGCGACGACGATGATAGAAAGTGGACAGATTCTTCGAACTGGAAATCAAATCCAAACTATATTGACGACGAAGAAGAATTTAAAAAAGTATACTCCGGAGGAACTGATGATACAGAGTATAAGAGATCAACTAAAGTTTCTCCTAATGTTAATAACAACTCAGATACAGTTTCTGATAAAGGACCTGGACCATCTATTTACAAGGAAAAGTCTAGCAGTGAAATGTACAATGGTCCTGATGCAGGATTTGCTATAAATGCTAATGCGGAATGGGAAAATTTTTACCCAGAGGTTCAAGGAAGACATAATGCACTACATGATTTAAACAGTTACAACTATATTATTACTCTTGTTTCAGTGTCAACTGATCAAATAAACGATCCAGCAACATACAAAGGAAAAATTATAAATCCTAATGGTGTTGAAAATAAAGATTTTTATATAGTTGCAAAAAGTGGCGGATATTCACGTGAAAATGGTCAAACATATGAAGCAGGTTCCTACAAACGTGATGTAACACAAGGCGATTCTAGAGACAAAGATTTGTTTATAGAAAATTTAGATTTTGAAACTAGACCCGGTATTAATGACATGGGTAATAGTAACTTAACCACAGGATCGTTTGAAATTGTTGAACCTCACAGTGTATCGCAATTTTATAGAGAACTTTTTAACTCCTCTAGATTCAGCGGACATCCTGACTACATTGATGCTCCGTTTTTATTAGTAATTTCGTTTATAGGTAGAGATGCAGAAAGTGACAGAGCAGTAACTCCACCCTTTACAACTAGATACCTTCCAATCAAAATACAAAACAGTGAAATGGAAGTTACTGAAGCAGGTGCTAGATATACTGTAAAATTTTTAGGATTTAATTCTCAAGCAACTACAGCAGTTTATAATACATTGTTTGATGATGTAACTCCGCGTGTTAATAAGGTAGAGTCTGTTGAAAGTATTACTTCTAGTGTATTTTTAAAACATTCTATATTTGAAGCAAAAAGAATGTTACAACACAAGCAAGATGTTGACAATGATCCAGATCAAAAAGCGGCCATAGAAAAAAGACTGAATGACTCACAATTATGGGATCAAGTAGATCGAGGTGCGGGCGGAGTTACTGTTCCAATAGGCTATTGTATGCCTAACGAATATTATGTTTGGTTTGCAGACGGATACGGTGGAAATTTTCCATCAAACGGAAAAACACTTCACAGTTTATCATCAGGCTGGAAAAGTAAAGTAAAAACTTGGACAGACAACAGTGCATTTGAAGGACGCCCAACTGTTGGATTAGCAGGAGGAAATAGAATAGGAGGCTCAGGGCTAAATGATTCAGTATTGCCTTCTGGAGCACTTAAGATTAAATCATTTGAAGACGAAAAACAAGAACGAGAAGATCAAAAGAAAGCCGCAGAGGCAGTATTAAGAACAGCCAAATCAGCACTTGAGACTGAACTCAGTGCATTAGATAGTGCAAGACAAGCATTGTATAATATTGCTAAAACTAAACTAAAAGAAGATCAAGTTAAACCTGACAAGTTACAAGATCCTACAGCATCTTTATTAGAAAAGCCAGACGAAGTAAAGAAAAAAGTTGACGAACAGAAAAATTATGCAATTAGTATAGCAGATAAATTGAAAAACTTAGGTACTGGAAAATCAAGTGGCCAAAATGGCCCTCCTACTCAGGCTGTATTAACTGCGGCAGAAGCGGCAGAAGTAGCCGTACAAAGAGATAAAATTATAGAACTATCTCCAAAAATTGCTGGTTTGAATGAAGCAGTAGTCAAAGCAGAAAAAGAACTTGACACACTGGCAAAAGAATACGACAAATGGTTACAGAATGGCGGCAAAGAAGGTGGATACAATTTACAAAGTCGCGGCGAAGCATGGTCATTTAGAAAAGGTAGTAACTTGATGACTATTATTGATACTATGATTACAAATAGTGTATACATGGACATCTTTAAACAACCAGGAGAATTATCGAAAATACAATCTACAGAAATGATTCCATGGTTCAAAACAGAAGTAATAAGTTATGTAATTGGATATGATGTTTTAAGAATGAGATATGTATATGAATATCACTATGTTGTTTCACCGTTTGAGATACATTATAGTTCAATGCCGGGTATTAATATTCAATTTACAACAGAGCAGTTAAAAAAGAAAGCAATACGTGAATACAATTATATCTATACAGGAAAGAACCTAGATGTATTAAGTTACAACATACGATATAATAATTTATTTACAACCCCGTTATTGATAAATCCTCCTAAATTTAAACCTATAAAACAAGATGGTACAGAACAAACTACAAACACATTTTTAGAAACTATAGAAAATGCAATTCAAACAAATGTTAATGGACAATCTGGTTTTACTCCAACTCCTCCTGTTGGTAGATTAAATTATAGAGAAGGGCCAAATAATAGAAATGCAATAGGTGTAATATTTCAAGATTTTTTATATAATCCACCGTTTGAAAGACATCTAATTTTGAGTGATATCGATATTATAGGAGATCCTGTATATATTGTTGGAAGCGGAATAACAGATCGACCACAAGTTTCCGCAGGAGATATTCTAACCAAAGACGGCGAAATGAATACATTTACTCGTGAACCTCACGTAATATTAAATATTCGATACCCTGAAGATATACCAACAGCATCAGAACTTGGTGATAAAGAAAATTCAAAATTTGAAATGAAATTAAAAAGAGATCAATACAGTGGTGTATTTGAAATCTTTAATGTGCGTAATAACTTTAGTGAAGGAGTTTTTAAACAAACACTAAGATTAGCAAGAAAGAAAAATCAACCTGAAGACTATTATGAGTATGGTACTTTAGAAGGTGTAACAGGAAGTACATAAAATGCCAGAATTTTATAAACAAATAGTAAATGAAAACAGCAAGCCAGCATCAGAGGCTGAATTAGCAAAACACAACAAGCCTGTTATTGTTAAAATTCCTAGTAATGCTAGTGAAGTTGCAAATCGTATAGACTCTGCAAAA